AGGAGATACGGGTAAATTCTATTTCTTTAGAAGAAATGAATCCCCATCCCTGTTTACTCACCTTGATTACGCGTCCCACGACTTTGGTATCAGTCATCTTCATTCACTCATTTGAAAAGACGGGTACGCGCCCGTAATCTACGTTATGTAGTATTGAGCGCGTACCCTATCACTGAATGAACTACATTAGGTCAACTTTACACTACCATCCGGGTAGTGAATTCATCACTAATGTTCCATTCAATGAATATTAATCTGAATCTTCTTCTTCAGACGGTTCAGCATCATCTGTTACTTCTTCCTCGTCCTCGTCCTCATCTACATCATCTTCCCAATCTTCATCTTCATCTTCGTCTTCATCTTCGTCTACGTCGTCGTCTACTACATCTTCTTCTTCCACATCCTCATCTTCCTCTTTAGGTGGAAAGAGTGGAGGCTCGAATGGAAGTGGAATTTGAACAGGTTCTTTTGACATGATGCTGATCTCCTGAATTGAATGGACCTAGTTTGTTGTAGTATAGGTCGTGACTATTTTACAGACTAGAAAAAGGCTCGATGGAGTCTAAGCACCACAGCTTAGTCTTGATGTTGATAGTGGGCGCATATTCCGAGCGTATTGACGCCCATCCATTTAGTTACTAGCCGCGCAACGGACGATACTTGTGGTTGACGCGATTCACCATGCGTCCCTGCCATGTATCGTTTTCAACGAATACCTCGATCTGTTTTCCCACCGCGTTGGCGAGATCAAAACGAGCACCCGCTTTTACATCTACTCCGAATGCCGCGAGAAATCCTACAGCGAAGCCAATAGCCTTGCTGTTGAAATTCCAATCCAGCGGAACCTTGCTGAACTCGTCTGAACCATTGTCAGCGTTCTTGACAATAGAACCTTCGACGGGGTAATTGGTAGAGCCACCATCCTTAGATGGAGCTTCACCGATTGCGTCGATGTTGACAACATACCACGCGGGTTCAACAATCTTTCCGCGCAGCAGATCACGATCCGAGAACTGTACGATAGGCATACTGTCTCCTAGAACTTCGTTGTTGGTGTTGTGGTTTCGTTGAGTTTGGTGATGGCTGGTTTAATGTACGTATCGTAGAGAGGTTTATCTCCGAATACAATCTCCCTACTTAAATCTAACGCAGTTCGAGCAAAGTCATCACCTGTGTGTTCTGTCAATAGACTATAGTCACCTCCTTGTCCCTCTACAAATCCCTTCTTAATGTTGAAATGATATACTTCACCACAATAAGCAGGAATCTTAGCGGCGACCTTCTTTCCGGCAGTTACGAGTTGCCGAGAAATATGGGTAGTATTATTCGTGGTGCTTCTGTATTCAGCTTGCACCACATGAGCAATTAGTATTACGTTGACCTTATGGAAAGAGTGAATGTCCTTAGTCAGTGCGATTAATTCGTTTATTGCAGCAGACTCAGCATTGTAGTCCTCTATTTCATTCACGGCTATACCAGCAATCAACTTCCCCGCATCAGCTCCCGATTGACGCTTCATTCCATACTTCATCTTAGTAGTCTGACGAAGTGTCATATCAGCCATACTTGTGATGGAGTCACAGATGATAGTCTTATATGGACATTCCAACTGTAATGCTTCCAACTTCTTTTTTGGCTTAGTCCAATCATCATAATCGTCGTATGTGATTAGTTTGGGATCAATACCCCACTTCTTCATGGGGAGTAGCAAGCTACTCATCTTTCTATCCCAACTGAACCAGTATTGGGGTGTAGGATATGATAGGGCTTGGGTTGACTTACGTAAGCCCGGCTCACCTTTCATCAGTGTGTAGAGCGCGTCTATTTGCGCGCCGCCCATTGTTGGCATTATTCATCACCTACTAATGGCTTGATGGTTCCTGTTTGTACTAATCTATCAATTAATTCGGCTGGACTTTTGAATATCATTCGTTGCCCACCATCATATGCATTCAAAAGTTCTGCATAATGAGCTTGTAACTTCACTGATTCGGCTAATGCGATGATAGTTTGCCTATAATTATGTTTCATTCTTTGTTCTTCATCCATTACTGTTTCCTCTTATCTCTGTATTCAATCCAACCTTTAATTGCGTCAATCATTCCCTGACGCTCACTATTAGAAATCCAGAAGACTGCACCTTTACCTTTTGGTTCTGCATCATTCTCACCGAAAGGTACAAGGAATAATCCCCATCCCCATCCTTCAGGTACTTCTCCGTCAATGAGTGTACCTATAGTCCTGAGTGCGCGTTCAATATCAGGATTATGGACTTCATATCTTTCATCTGATGTAGGCATTTAGTGAACCTCAGTAGACATATCAGTCACCATGTAACCGATCACAGTATCGTCCGCGCATGATTCGGTTACAGGTGCTACTACTACCTCACATGAATCACCATTCGTGACTGCCACGAAAATCTGTAAATTCTGTGGCAGTTTCTCTAAGACTTCAATCAATTCTCTAATTTTCATTCTGTCTCCTATTCATCGTCCTTATTAGTTGGGTCCCAAATTGGAGCCTTCTGAAACTCGTTACGCAACACTTCTTCGCGCATACCCCTATCAGCTTCGCACACGCATTTATATGGACAAGGGCCGAACATCGTATCGCAGTGCGTGTAATCAGGAGGCCAATATCCACTTTCCGAAAACTGAACATACTTGTAAGCGTAGTAAGGTAGAATCTCCTGTTGCCATTCATTCAGTCTATCGTGACTGAAACTCACTACCTCTCTGGTTAGACGTTCTTCTATCTTGAGTGAAGTTTGGAATCCAATCTTATTCACGATTACATTCCGTGACTTCAATAAGCAACACTGACCTAAGAACTGATTAGACAGTGTAGACTTATCTCGACGTTGTTTGAATGTTTTGTGGTCCATCGATACTATACCGATCTGATTCGTATCGATGATTAGATCGAACTTCGCCTTCCACAATACACGTAATTCATCATCCTCGAATAATACTTCCCCCTTCACCTGTTCTGATGAAAGGGGAATGAACGCGTCATTCTTATACATGTCGAAGTATTGTGTGCATGTATCCAGAACGAATCTCCAGCCTACCTTATGTGGCTCATTCAACTCTGGTGTATTAGTCAGACCAGGATATTCTTCTACATCATGCCCACACTTCGGTTTTGGCGTGTCCTCTGTAGGAATAAAACCCGCACAGAATTGGCATCCGGTGATATACATCTGTCCGGCAGCCATAGCGTTTCCAATGCATGTATTACGAGGAAATCCCTTGATCTGATGCTGATAGAATACCTCTAATACTTTATGGACTAAACTACCTGCCTCTAATGAATTAGACCGACCTTTAGTAGATACAAGCCGGTGATTGAATCGAATATCATGGTATCGTCCACATGACATGAGGGACGACAAGACTGTCGCATCCATGATTACGTTCTTCTTTGGTTCGGGGATTATGTCCATCTATCCTTCCAACGCTTTCTTGAACATGTCGAGTCTCGCCTTCAGCCGTGTATTCTCTGTTGCAGTGGACAGAAGATAGGCACGTATGTCCTGTAGATTCTTGATTGCATCATCGAGCAACTGCACAGATACATCCAGCCCTTCTGTCTTAGCTGGTGTTTGATTTACTGGTTTAGACTTAGCGACTGCATAAGTATTTCTACGATGCGATGTAATACCTAATTTCTTACGTTGTACACCAACGAAGTTAGCTAATGATGCAAGAGTAGATGTAATGTTCATCTCATGTGCTTTCTGCATTAGCACATCAGCATTCTCTACATTCGATTTATCCCATAGAATGAATGGAATTAGAACATTCAGCTTTGGGGCATTTCCACCCTTATGTTCCTTGAATGGCTGTAGACCTGACCAATCTTCCTTCATTGTGGGCATGGGCGCGTTTGGAGTAGTAACAGACTTATTCATGTCTAGTAGTTCCTTTACTTGTTTGGCAATCATTCCGGTGCCTTCAGAATTGAACATAGTTATGTGTTTCTTACGTGCTTCAGCGATGATTTTAGCAAATGCCGCGTGTCCTATCCATCTAGTTACAAATACTGCTGTGATGTTAGATGGTAGATTCTTGCTAGTCCAGTGTTCATTCTGACTATCCCAGATGATGATTCTAGGATGTGTCTTTAGTTCCTCACTGAAATTCGATGCTTTCGCACCTACAATTAGAATGTTACCATGTGATAGTGGTTTTAGTGGTTGTCCGTCCATTAGTTAAGCCCCTTGAATTTACCTTCGACTAAGTGAGTGACTAATTTGAGAAATAGTTTACTCAACACTTCTGCTAGTTCAGGTGATGCAGGATCATTATCCCCATCGGGTGTTATCTCTAGAGTGAATCCACCTGAATCCTCTATGAAATTCTTGAAATCCCTCTTGAGAATTTTAACATCTTCCGCGTCGATTGGAATGTCGATGTGATAGTGACTCATTCATTCTCCTTTAATTAATAGTTAGAATTAGTACGCCCAACCTATAGCCTACCTCGTTACAAAGTAGGCTACAAGTTCGATGGACTAAATCTTATCCAATTCTTCTTTCATGATTTTGATAGCCATCTTGGAATTAATCTCACCGACTCTCCTGATTAACTCCTGAATGTCTATGATAGATGCACCCGTCTTCATATGGAACTGGAGTACTAATGCAATCAATTCCTCAATAGTTGCTTCGTCAACCTTCGGGTCTACCATGTAGCCACCTTCTTTGCCTGATATTTCTTGTATCCGGGCTTATACTTCCTATTAGTTTTCATCTCAGCACGCTGCATACAGATAAGGCCCCAACCTGTAATCTGATTAGCTAGACCTTTGGCCTTATCATACGCCGCTGCTTGTTTGAGTGAGAGCTGCTGATATTCCATTATTTCATCTCCTTTAATTTGCCACAAGTCCGACAGTTAGTTTCGCGTTCTTTATCCCAGTTGTTCTGAATGACTATGGCACAAAAGACTAGGAACATGATGATTCCACCGACCTGTCCACCTGTCATTCTGTCTCTCCGAATAGTTCGTCCCATTCGGCCTGCGTGATACCCGTCATAATGAACTCACGTTCAACATTATTCAGGTAAGGAAAGGCATCTTGAATAAGTGCGCCATTCATCTGCCACGAATACCAGCCCTGACTAACTCTATCGATTGGTGTATCCACAACGATGGACTTACGACCTGTAATGATTTGTGTCCTATCTCCCATCATAACAAGAGTATAGACACTGCCCATCTTATTGTGACGAGTGATCATCATCGATTAGCCTCACTAATCGTAAGTAGTGGATGCGTGAAATTGAAATCATCATGTTCAATCCATGCACTAATGAGTGCGATGATTTTGATAGTGATTAATGCTTCACCATCTATCCACATGTGATACATTGAATCCCAATGACGCCCATTAGCCTCATGGAAATCAATCATTACGTCACCCGCGACTGATGTGATTGTAATACGACGTTCTACTCTCATACTAGTTTTCCTCCGTTAGTTAATAGGCGCACAGAATCGACCCGATGGTCTCTCGAATGAAATATGAGGCCGGAACATCTCTGTTCCGACCCCATCCAATTACATGTTCCCTTCAAACGTGCGCGGGTCGGGCTTATACGGTCTTCCCAACATCGACAGAAACTTGCGCCATTCCTTCTCGTAAAAACAGCGGGCGCCGCACACGGCCTGGTCGAACCCATGCCACGGCGACGAGACCGTCACCGTCATTTGCCGCCCACAGATGCAACACAGCAACTCCTGACTACTAAACAACGCCACCGTCCACCCCCCAGTTTTAGGCCGTTCGTTTCTTCCCTTTGTGATTACGAACAATCGTCTCGGCCAATTCCTTCATAATAGAATCCTCTGACCATCGAGGTGCCTCGCCATTATTCATTACAGCGTGAAACTGTTTCCGTTTACGCTCGACTATCTGGTCTAGCGAAGTATCGATAGCCGTTAGACCGTTCAAATGCGCGTATACGGCAGATACCGACGTGGCCGTCTGACCGATACGAATAAACCGTCCCTCACACTGTTCTTCTTTACCGGGGTTCCACTGCCTCTCGTGCATCACGCAATCGGCGCATGTTTGGAGATTTAATCCCTCGCCTGCTGCCAGTTGACTAGCCACGAGTATCGCCCGCGTATCTGCATTAAACTTCTGTTGAACCTCGAATCTCTCATCCCCTGCCATCTCGCTAATCAGTCTGTATACGGGTATATCTTTTCCATACTTCTGTTTCAACTCATCATACAGAAGGAATTGAACATCCTGATGGTGAGCGAATACGACTATCTTTTTATCAGTGTCCTCGATGAACTCATCGATGTATTCCATCGTCGCTGGTATCTTTGCCAGAGCGACTAGGTGACGCATCTTCTGCATGGCTGCTATAATCATCATGCCAGAGATTTCACCGACCTGTTCCTCGAACCACTTCACGAATTCGTCTACAGCTTCATCGTATATCTGTTCCTGCTCTGTATCCATCGTAACGAATAGCTTCGTCCGATTGACTAGAGGAAGCTCAGACATAACCTCTGTCCTCTCACGCCGTATCAAGATGTCTTTCGTGTGTTCCTTGAACCTCTTGATATTGCGTATTCCGCCCTCTTTTAAGTATTGACCCTGATAGTAGGTGTCAACCCATGTCCGCTTGAAGCCTTCCTCGCTGTTGAATTTCACATAGTCCAACATGTTGAGGACAGGAAACAATTCAGAACCTTTGTTATTCCACGGCGTCCCGGACAGTGCGATGACCTTACGTCCTTTCACTACCTTACGTGTCATCTGTGTTCTACTACTGTCAACATTCTTGATTTGTTGACATTCATCTAACACA